CGGTGCCGAGGGCGTAGGCACCGTTCGCCACCTTGAGGACCTTCCCGTTGTCGCCGGAGGTCACGGCAGGGATGCCGGCTGCGGGGGAGGCGGAGAACACCGGATCTGTCTCCACGCTTCCTCCGGAGGATGAGCTTCCCGCGGAAGATCCTCCCGCCGAGGCGGTGCCGGGGATGGTCGTCACGGTTTCGCTTAACACGGACAGTGATGCGGCAGGAAGCGAGACCGCCTTGAAATTCAGTTCGTCGTTCTTCAGGTTGAAGTCGTACTCGGTGACGATGTATGACGTCCCCGACGCAGAAATGAACAGTGGAGGATTGGTCTTGTCCGAGGGACAGTCGACAGTCCCTGACCGTTCCACGCGGGGGAGTGCGACGCTCAAGGCGCGGCCGAGCGCCTGGAGGGACATGAAGTCTCTGTTCGAGTAATTCAAGTCGGAGAACGATACGATTGGATGCGTTCCTCCTCCGGAGATCTCGCTGTAGAAGACGCCATCGAGGAACTCGAGCCTGATCAGGTTCGACAGTGAGAGCCGGCCCCCGGAAATCTCCACAGTATCTCCGCTTCCCCTGGCCCCGTTGTTGATGGTGATCCTGTCCTCGTATCCCTTCCCGTACAGCAGTTCAATAGAGACGCCGTACACGTTGACGCTTACGCCACCGACGAATACGGAGAGGACGCCGGCCGTCGATGAGAGTATGCTCGGGATGGTTATCGTCACCTCCTGCGCAAGAGATGGATCGTCGTCGACGTTTGTGTCGTCGACCTGGATGAAATCCTTGTTCTCGGACAGTCCTGTCGACCATCCTAATGCTCCATTCCTGCCACCTACTTGGTTGTAGTAGTACACTGTCGCGTCGTTGCCGTACATCCAAGAGGCATAGGCGTAGACTCTGCCATGGCTCGCGTTGGCGGCCATGGAGGCCCGGACGGTAATCTTGATGTCCCTGTCGAAGCGGTTGACCGTCCAGGTTGTCAAGATGAGTCCTCCGTTGCTGGGGAATATGTATTTATTAGTGCTGAACGATGCGTGTCCGCTAATAGACCATCTGGAGTCGCCGAGGGGCGGCGCCCCGTTCGTGAGGTGCCATGGCGCCTGGACGGTGACGTCCTTCTTCGCAGGAACCGCGGTCCGTGTCATGAAGCCGATGGGCCAGGCGTTCCCGGACACCCCCATCTGCCCGACGGTCCACGCGGCGGAAATCGTAGTCGTGGACGATGCGTTTGTGCTGTTGCCAGGGGTCTGTATCGCACTGACAGATCCTCCGCTTATCGTGACGTCGGTCTCCCTGATGACCACCCACCGGCTGCCCTGCTGGGTGATGGTCGCGTGGATGGAGACAAGGATATGAGAGAGGACGTCGTAACAGCTCTTGCCGTCCATGTAGTCCAGGTTGATCAGCGCGGAGTCGAGGAAGCTGGCGGCGCTTCCTCCGGTCTCCTTTAGCTGTGAGACCGAATAGAGGTCAAGGGTGAGCCCGGTCTCCTCAAGGAGGTCCTGGATATGCTTGCGGAGTGTCTTCGGGCCGCAGGCCGTGAAGTCGTATTCCTTCAGGACGCCGAGGCCGTCGGTGGCAGTCACCCTCACGTCATACGGAGGTGCGATGTCCGGCTCGCTATACAGTTCCGTGGCGAGGAACCCGGTCCAAATAAGGATGCCACCGCTCGTGAACGAACTGCCTCCACGATAGACTGACACACGATATTCCCGCGGATCGGAGGTATAGAACGATGAATATTCCCCGTCGCTCTGGCACTCCAGCGTGAGCTCGCATGATGTGGAGCGGAACGGGTCGGCGTTCTGCATCCGGATGACAGGCGCCTTTCCGAGAGGGCGATCGACGAAGCTGCCGGAGCCGTTCGAGATCTCGACCCTGGTGATCACTCCGTTCTGCGACTTGTATGCGAACCTGTATTTCATCAGCGGGAATAGTAGTTATGGTTGTTCGTGTTGTTGATGACCGCGAGCAGTTGGTCTCCGTTTGCGGCGAGGGTGCCGGTGACCTCCACCTTCACGTCCCGGGTCTCGTATGCGTTGCTGCCGGAGGAATAGTTTCCTCCGGAATAACCGCCTCCGGCTGCGCTGTAGTCGCCCGAGGCGACCGCGGACAGGGAGGACTTGACGGCAGATCCGAGTGCGACCAGGGCTGCGCCCGCGGCGATGGCGATGTAGGGGTTCCCCATCTTCAGGGCGGCCTGGATGCCCTCCGATGCGAGGCCGGATGCTATGGCGATCTTACCGACCGCTATGGCCATGTCTCCGAAGGCGGAGAGGGCCGCGTTCTTGAAGTCCCCCCAGGCGTCCCCGCCGCCGGCGAGGGTCCCGACCAGGTTGCCGATGATCTCGGAGGTCTTCATGACCGAGGACTGCAGCAGGGAGTTCACCTCGTTCGAGATGTCCTGGATTTTCTGCGTGTCGGCTTCAAACCCGATGCCGATAGTGAAGTCCCCCAGCTGGGCGGTGATCGTGTCCTTCCAGTATTCCGCGTCCACCTTCGGGAGGATGGTCATGGAAGGGCCGGTGACGCCCGGAAGGGTGGGGGAGGCCACCCCGGAGATCCCGGAGAGGGAGGACTGCATGGCGGCCCACCTCGTCTGCGTCTCGGCTATCTTCTGAAGTTCCTCGCGCTGCTTCTGGGCCGCAGCAGCGGCAGCCGCGGAGGACTTCGCGATGCTGTTGTTCAGCTTGTCGACCTTCTGGAGCTCCTGTTCCCGGGCGGTCTCGAGTTCGTAGATCTTGCTGTTGAGCTCCAGGGTGTTCTTCGTGTCGTCGTAGGTGTTGTTGGCGAGGCCGTCTATCTCGTTCTGGACCATGTACATGTCCTTCGCGAGCTGGACCTGCTTGTCGTAGCTCTCGTTGATCTTGTCCCTGTACTTCTTCTCCGCCTCGGCACGCTCCACCGCCGTCTTGCTCTTGTCGTTGGCTTCGCGGCGGTACTGCGCCATCTCCAGCTCGGTCTTCTTGATGTCGTTCTGGACCTCGAGCTCCTTCTTCTTCAGGTCGGCCATCTGGGAGCCGAGCTTCTCGGCCTTCTCCGCGGCGGCCGTCGCCTCCCTGGAGGCCGCGGACACCTTCTTCCAGGAGTTGTACAGGCCGACGGTCTCCTTGTCCCCGACCCAGGTCGCGAGCGTGGCGCTTACGTTCGCCTTGAAGCGTGCGAACCCCTTCTCCCAGTTGGACATGGCCTCGGCCACGGACTTGCCAGTCTCGGAGTTGACGTCGTGCAGGACCTGCTTGTAGGTGGATATGTACGCGGCGGTTGCCATCGACAGGTTCATGCCGTCGATGGTGGACTTGAAGTTGTCGGCCTCCTCCTTGAGCGCCTTGAAGCCGGCGATGGCGGCTCCGAGCCCCAGGCCTGCGATCCCCGCCTGGAGAGGGCCGATGCTGGAGAGGATGCTCCCGAAGGCCTTCGCCCCTGCGTTCCCGGTCTCTTCGAGCTTCGCCCCAAGGCCGCGGACGGCGCTCGTCATCTGCTCGATCTTGCCGGTGTTCACGCCGAACATCCCGGCGATGCTTGACATCGCAGAGGATGAGCTCTTGTCGAGGTCCTTGATGCCTTGCTTGACGTCCTTTACTCCTTTGTCGAAGTCCTTGGTGTCGGCACCGAAGATGACCTTCATGTTGGGGTCCTTCGTGGACATATACCTACCAGTTTATGCTGTTCAAAAATGCTTTCTCGTTCTTCTCCCTCTCCTCTTTCGTCATCTCCGAGAGGCCTCCGTCGTCCTCCTCCTGGTCCCAGGGGAAGGGAAGGAAGTCGTGCAGGCTCAATCCCTTCCCCTTCGCCAGCTGTATATTGAAAAGCCGGAGTCCGACGGCGCGGATCACTTCTGCGGTCTGCCTCCGGTCGGCGTTCCGGTCTTCGCTCCAGGCGATCATGGCCTCCCAGTATTCCCCCTGCCGGAGCAGGCCGAAGGCGTCGGGTGTCAGTCCGAGGCGGGCCATGGCCCATCCGCGGACGTCGCCTATCGTCAGGATGCGGGGGTTGCGTCCCCCTGCTCTTTTTTTGGCAGGTCGGCCTCCCCCCTCTGCGGGTTGGATTGCCTGACGTAGATCTCCAGGAACACCCTCACGTCCTCGGGGGTGATGACCGTGCCGAGGTCGAGGGCTCCGGGGGCGCCGTCCCTTCCGTCCAGCCGTTCCCCCTCCTGGATGCAGGCCGCCATCAGGGCGGTCAGCTCCGAGGGGTGCAGCTGGCCTATCTGGGAGAGATCCTCGATGGTGTCGCGCCCCACGGCGCGGAGGTAGGAGGTCAGCGCGTTCCAGTTCGTCTCGACCCTGTAACGCTTTCCGGCGATGTCTATGTAGTCCTTCTTCATGGCCGGTTACTACGGGTTGGAGGAGATGACGGTCATGGCGCCGGAGACGCGGAAGTCCGCGGTCCAGGTGGCCTCGTCGGAGGCGTTGGAGGACTCGCTGTAGCTGGTGATGATGCAGCTGCCGGTGTATCCGGTGAGTCCGGTGCCCATGTACTTGAACGTGAGGACGGCTTCCGAGCCGGTCTTCAGCGCGTTCGCCAGCATGGTGTCGCGGTAGGTCCGACCGGAGGTCGTTCCCTGGTCGATGTAGCCTGTGGCACGGAAGGTGACGTCCTGTCCGGTGACGGAAACCTGGGTGGTGCCCTGGTCGTCCTTGGTCAGGCTCTCCTTGACTTTCGCGGAGACGGTGAAGTCGTCCTGCGTCCGCCCGGCGATCGTGTTGTCGCCGAGTTTGAATGCGATGTTATAACCTTCAATCATGGTTGTCGTATTGGTTAAGGATGTAGTCCAGTTCGATTACCCAGATACCGTCCGTGCAGTCCTTCCGGATGTCGGTGAGGCGGGCGGTGTATGTGGGGCCGGTGAAGCCGCCGGCGATTGCTCTTTCAATTCTCTCCCTCAAGGAGTCCGCCTGGTCGAAGTCGTCGGAGACCGAACGGACCGTCAGGTTCCCGGTGAACTTCTCGATGCCGTCCTTCGTGGACAGGGTCTCCACCGGGAGCTCGAACGTCACATACGGGTAGCTGTTGATCTCCGCCTCGGAGAGGGCCGGGCGGACCTGTGCGTCCGTGAGGACTGACGTGAGCTTCGTATGCAGTGATTCGGTCATCTTTCCTTCAGTTTGTCTTCCTGGCTTTTGACGGAGTCCTCGAAGGCCCGGAGGAAGGCGTCCTGCGCGGGTTTTATGGCACTGTCGTAGAACATCTCGGCGTCCTGTCCGACCTCGTTGCGGCGCTTGCGCGGCAGCCGCTTGATTGGGTAGTCGAACTTGTGCTCCTTCGACCGCTTGGTCAGGGTGCCGTAGTTCTTCCAGTAGGCCTTGAACCAGTCGTCCGGCTCCTTGTTGCCCGACTTCACCCTGTTGAAGGCGCCCACCAGCGCGTAGTGGTCTCCGGAGAGTTTCCCCTTCACAACCTTGCTGGCGACGAGCCTCTTGAAGCGCCTGGGCATCGCCTTCCGGATCACCTTCGCGGCCTGCTTGCCCCCGTCCTTCATGGCCACCTTGACCACCTTCAGGAGGTTGGCAGGAGCCTGGTCGAAGCACTTGAGGGTGTCGTCGAGGCCTTCGATGTATGTCCGGACGGCGGCCATCAGTCTACGGCGTGGATGGTCAGCTGGCACAGGGGGGACACGCGGGAGATCGGGTCGATCCCGGAGATCTCGTATGTCCGTCCCTCCACCACGACGCGCCATCGGGTCGTGAGCCGGGGAACCTTGTAGATGGTCAGGACGATGTTCTGGCCCTCCTCGAGGTTCGTGTTGGTCACCGACTCGGAGACGTCCCGGTCCACCTTGGCGTACACCCTCTCGTAGTCCTCGAAGATGTACTTCTTGGCGCCCTGGGAGCCATAGGTGATCGTGCAGCTGCGGAGCAGCACGAGCGTGTCCATCTCCCCGATGTTAATCCTGTTCTCCATCGTCGAGCCCCCAGCTCCGGTATGGACGGAGAAGGTTCTGCGAGGCCTTCGCAAGGGTCTCCACAGAGTCCGTCGGGTTGTTAAACAGGGATGCAGCGTGCATCAGGATGGCCGCCTTCATGTCGGGCGGGATGTTCTCGTAGCCGGCGAGGTATGTCACCTTCATCTGGCTTCCGGAGATCCCGCCTCCGACCTTCAGGGTGCGTCCTTCAAGGTTGTAGTCCGTGACCGTCACCCCGTCGACCTCAAGGTCCACGACCTCTGCGGAAGGGACCTTGAGATCCAGGGAGGAAACAAACGGAACTGTGGTTACGAACTCCGACCGGAGGATCACCTTGCCGATATGATGCTCGGCGTGGTACACAGCCGCCAGCATCTTGCTGTACAGCTCTGCGTCCAGGTCATTGGACATCATGCGGATGTGGCGCTTGAACTCGAACAGGAGTCCGTTCGCGCTCATCGTGACAAGGTTCCTCTCGGTCATTGTTCAGTCAGGTTTAGGCGGTGGTGATGTCGACGATCTTGCAGAAGGCGGCCGGAGTGCGGACGAGCACGTCGTGGTAGGCGGCTGCGCTGATCTCGAGGACGCCGTTGGCCTTGGCGGTGTACGGGTCCACAATCAGCTGCAAACCTCCCCAGCTGCCGACGAGCACCTCGCTCCAGTTACCGAAGATGGCGGCGGAGAAGGCGCTGCCGGTGCCCAAATTGGACGGGATGGAGTTGGACATGTAGAACGGGTAGCCGTTCACCTTGCCGTCGTTCATCAGGTAGTACGGATAGCCGGCGATCTGCGGGATGGTCTTGAGCTTGCCCTGGACCTTGGCGTTGGACACGTAGGCGAGGGTGTTGTCGAGCAGGCCGTTGTCGATGCCGACCTCGGTCTCCATCTGGACGAGGAGCGCCCAGGTCAGGGGGCCGCCGTTGCTGGCGTCGATGGTGATGGAGTTGACGTTGGAAGCGGAGAGGACGCCGGTAGGCTGGCCGCTGGAGCCGGAGCCTGCGAAGATCGCGGCGTCGAGGGCGACGGCGTGGGCCTTCACCATGTCTTCCATGATGAGGTCGTCGAGGGCCTTGGAGCTCTGGTGCATGAGGTCGTAGGTGACGCCCTGGTACACCTGGAGGCGCTTCGGGCTCATCACGGCCTTGCTGTACGCGGGCTTCTGCTTGGAGGCGGCGGCCTCTTCAGCGACCCAGCCGGCGTCTGCGCCGCCGGTCACGAACGCGATGTTGCCCTGGAGGCCGTCGAGGTAACGGACACCCAGCTTGCGGCCGATGGTGGCGTTGCGGAGCTTGCCCATGTAGGTGAGGCCGGTCTGCTCGATGAAGGCGTCTCCATAGCCGCTCTCGGTGGCGTTGGTGTAGTAGTAGTCACGGAGCATGACGGACGGCAGGAACACGCCTTCGGCGGCACCCTTGATGCAGTCCTGGAACTCACGCTTGCCTTCCTGGGCCATTTCGGCTTCGATGCCGTCCATGGTCTCGCCCGGGAGGGACTGACGCAGGAACTTGGAGATGGAGAAGCGGCGGACGTCTTTCTTCTCCTTGGGGGTGAGGACGCGCTGGTTGGCCTGCGCCTTGCGGGCGGCCTCGTCAATCTGCGCTTCCTGAAGCTCGCGGGTGAGAGCTTCGATGTTTTCGGCCATGCCCTTGCGCTGTGCTGCTTCCGTGCAGGCCTCGAACTCGGCCAGTCTGGTCTCGAGTTCGGCAGAAATCTCGTTGGAGTTTCTCATTTGTTTACTTGATTTGTGCCATGCGGGCGCGGGCCCTGGCGATTGTTGATGTATAATCGGCGGGAGCCTCCTCCGTGATGTCGCTCACGGTCTCGGCCTCCTCGGCTTTCTCTTCGTACTCCCACGCGGCCCTCTCCTCCTCCATGGAACGCTTGAGTGCGTTGGCGTTGGAAGGGATGTTCACGACGGACACTTCCAGGAGCTCCTGGCCGCCGTAGTAGTACACGTTCGGGTTCTCTCCCCTCTCCTCGTCGCCCTTGTGCCCCTTGGCCGTGGCGCGGAAGCCCACGCTGACGGCGTGGAGGGAGCCGAACTGGATCTTGCGGAAGATCTTGTCCGCCCTCTCGTTCAGGTCGGCGGGCTCGAAGGTGATGCGGACGATGAGCTTGTCATCCTCGACGAAGGCGTCGCCCTTGCCGATGATGTCGTCCGGGTCTGCGGACTTGGTCCAGCTGTCTCCGTAGACGTCGTGCATGTAGCCGACGATGCCGTTGGAGGCGTAGCGCCGGAGGTCCCACTTGTCCACGGGGAGTACGGTCCCGTAGGAGTCCACGCTGTTGTCGCTGGCCACGAACTCGACGGTCCGCTTCTCCTCGTCGACCTTGCGGATCTCCGGGGTGTCCTGCCAGCGTCTCAAAATCTTGTCTTCCATGGTCGTGATGGTTTAGGCGTCTGCCGCGGTCTCCACCTCGATGGCGGAGCCGTACTGGTATTCGCCATTGAACTTGACATACAGCTTGATGTCGTAGTTTGTGGAAGCGGTGAGGCTCGTGAGGGTCTCGTTGATGGACTGCGAGCTGGACGACTTGTGCGTCCAAGAGGAGGCGCTGTGCTTCTTATAAGCCACGCCCCACTCGCCGCCCTTGTACCATTCCACGGTGCCGGTGACGACGATGCTGTTCTTCGTGACCGTCCCCTTGGTCGGTGCGCTGATCGTGGCCGAATTGCCACGGAAAAGGCCTAATACTGGTTTCGGAATCATAGTTACTCTTGTTTTGTGTCGTCTCCGACGGTTGTATAGTTGAGCGGGATGCGCGGTTCGTCGAGTCCTTCGAGGCGTTTCATGCCCTCGAACTCGCGGGCCTCGTTCGGAGTCATCCATCCCGCGTTGATGCCCTGGGTGTAGAACCCGGCCCGGGTGGTCGCGTCGCCGCGCATCAGGCCGTTCAGGTCGAACTTCACGTGGTACTTTCCCCGTTCCTTCTCCGTGAAGAGCTTCAGCTCGAGCTGCTTCTCCAGACGCTTGACGATCGGGCGCAGGCTGTACTCTCCGAAGAATATGTTCTGCTGCTCGATGTTGGAGAAGGTCGCGTGGGAGAGCTCGGCCAGCAGGTGCGGAGGTATGGAATAGATCCGGCAGATGTCGTCGATGGAGAACACCTTCGCCTGGATGAGCTGGGACGCCTCCGGGGACAGGTTGATGGCCTTGTACTTGAAACCGTACTCCAGCAGCGGGGTCTCGCCGTTGCCGGAGGTCTTCTGCCAATGCGCCATGAACCGATCATAATCGTCATCGCCGAGGGCCTGGTCGGTCTCGATGGTTCCCTTGATGGCGCCGCCTGTGCGGAAGTAGTCCGAGGTGAACTTCTGGGCGGCGATTCCCTCCCCGATGGCGGCGGCGTTGTACACGATGGGGTCGACGCCGACGAGGCCGTTGAGGGTGAAGTACATGAAGTGCAGCATCTCGTTCTCCAGATAGGTCCCGTCCAGGAAGGCGAAGTCCGGGTCGTGCGTCCTGACGACGTAGGACTTCTCCCCGTTCACGAACACCACCTTGACGCAGTCAGGCGCGACCGGGTGCAGCGCGACGGGCTTCCCCTTCTCATAGCTGATCACCGCATAGGCGTTGCCCTTCCCGAGCAGCCAGGCGATGATGGTGAACCAGAAGGTGAAGACGTCCATGTACTTGTTGGGGCGGACGTACAGGAGCGGATGTGCGGGGTGCGCGGACGCCGCGGTATAGCCGCCGTCGGCGTCCCGGATCATGACGGACTTCGGGAGTCCGGCGATGTTCTCGGCCAGCAGTTTGATGGCGGCGAAAACAGCAGTAAACCGGAGCGCGGTCTCGGTGTTGACCGTCACTCCGGCGTCAATGCCGTTGCTATATACGCCGACATAGGGGCCGAATGAGCTCACGGGCCCCAGGAGCCAGCTGCGGAGGGCCGCTTTCAGGCCTTTGCGTTTAGGTTCTCGTGCCATTTCGTGGGCGAGTATAGTGAAAAGTTACTATAATGATGCACCACGAAACGGCTATAAATCACTTACTTTGATATTTATTATCGCTTACTTTGATTACTAAAAAGAGATGGTTCGGAGGGTGTGGTCGTGATAGGCCTGCTTGTTCTGCGAAGTCTTCGTCAAATAGATGCCGATCGCGTCTGCAAGGGCGTAGCAGCCATCTATCTTGTTACGGCTGCGGGCCTTGTCCATCTTGATGTTGGCGTTCGGGTCTACGTAGATTACCACGTTCCGGAACATCCACCTGATGACGGGATTCCCGAGGAAATTCAGGTTGTGCTGGAGGACCTCCGTCTCGATCCACTTGGTCGGGACGCTCATGTACCGGATGCTCTGCTGGTAGGCCTCGAGGACGTGCTCGTACTTGCGGAGCTTCGGGACGATGTTCCACATCGCCCAGGGGTCGTATGCCATGCCCCTCACCCTGTACGGGGAAAGGGCGTTGAGAATGAAGTCCACGAACCAGTCCTCGTCCAGGACCTTTCCCGGGGTTACGGTCAGCCAGCCCTGCTCCTTCCATAGCCGGTAGTCCACGCGGTCCTCCATCTCCGTGACCTTCGCCTCCGGCACGACGAACAGGAAGCGGGCAACCTTGTACTTGGGGAAGAATAGGCAGACCGCCGAGATGTCGCTCTTGGACGCGAGGTCAAGTCCCACGTAACACTCCTCCCCATTCAGCCTGGTAACGTCGAACGGGGCGTTGTTCGCCACCACGTCGTCGTCGGAGATCCACACGTCCGGTGCGTTGACCCACATGTTGAGGTTCTTCGTCTGGAAGGCCACAAGGTAGGTCCCGCCGCGCAGCTTCGCCTCCTCGCATTCGCTTTTCATGTAGGCGTACCCGAGGGACACGCCGAGGTTCGGGTTGACCTTCGCCCACGTCGCCGGATCGTCCCATGCGTCCCCATCGTCAGGGCAGAAGAGGAGGAGGAAGTGGTTGTCCTTCGCCTTGATGCCGAGAAGGATCTCCTTGTAGGCCTCGATGTCTGCGAAATAGGGGTTGGAGGTGTCCACCCCCGCGGTGGAGATGGACAGCAGCATCGGCTGGGATCTCGCGCCCATGCCGGTCTTGATGACGTCGTAGATCTCCGTGGTCGGCCATGCGTGTCGCTCGTCGCAGATAGCCGCCTGGATGTTGAGGCCGTCCTTGTTCTTGGTGTCCTTGGACAGCGGCTTGAAAACGCCGGCGTTCTTGGGTGACTTCATCCCCCACTGGTAAGGCTTGGTGTCCTCGCTGAAGATGGAGCGGCGGATGAGCTCCGCGCTGGCGTCGTAGCAGAGCCGTGCCTGCGCCTGGTCCACTGCGGCGGTGTAGACCTCCGGGCCGGCTTCCCCGTCCTTCAGGAGGAAGTAGGCGGCGAAGATGGCGGCGAGGAAGGTCTTGCCGTTCTTGCGCGGGACGTAGATGTCCGCATACGTGTACTTGCGGAGGCCAGTTTCCATCCTTTTGAGCCCAATGACGTTCGCCATGATGAAGAGCTGCCAGTCCTCCGGCTCGAAGCGCTGCCCGGCCAGCGGTCCCTTGTAGTGCTTGAACTCCCTGGCGAAGCGGACGAACCTGTTGAAGGCCTTCTCATCGAAGTAGAGGTCTGGGCGCTGGATGTCCGCCTGCCACCTCTCGATGGCCTTGCGGACCATCAGGCAGCAGGGAATCTCTCCGGAGAGGGAGCGTTCGCACCAGTCCTGCACCCGCTCAATGTTAGTCTTCCTGTTCATCCCATGATTCCGATGCGGTCTTCACCTTCTCCTCGTCCTTCAGCTTCTTGCGCCCGGTGGGCGTGAGGCCCAGCCGGATCGCCGTGTCCTCCATCGCCTTCTGGGCGACCTGGAGGATCTCCACCGCAGGGTTCTTCTTCACCTTCGTGCCGCGATAGTTGTCGTCCTCGTCGATGAGGATGCCGCGCTTCTCGATCTCCTTCGACGCCTCCCGTGCGAGGATGACGTTGCGCGAATAGGAGGCGATGATGCTGGCGTCCGTGGGCCGGAACAGCTCACGCGACTCCAGTTCGTCCACCACGTGGCGGAATATCCGGCGCTGTGCGTCCGACAGAGACTTGTAGTCCCCGCTGTTGTAGACCTTGTTCTTGTCCTGTGTGGTCATTTTATTTTTGTTCAAAAATCACTTTTCGTGGAAGCAAAACTGGGGGCGTGGTCTTGAGCGACATGCGGTTAGAGATTTTTGCCGCCCCCGTCCCCGTTTTGTCTTCTCCATTCCTGAATCTTCTTCTTGTCGTGCTGTCCTTTCTCCCGGTTGCAGTCCTCGCAGAGCGCCTGGAGGTTCGTGCGGTCGTAGAACCTATCAGCGCAGATCGGCCATGGTTCGATGTGGTCGACGCATGTTGCAGGCCGTATGATTCCTTTCGCCTTGCATGATTCGCAGAGCGGATGCGTTGCCCGGAATGCCCTTGACAGTTTCGTCCAGCGTGATGTGTGGTACGGATCGGCCGAGCGTTCCCGTACATACCCGCCCCCCTTACTTGGGCTCCACGGTAGGTTTGCCATGTCTCCTGTTCCTGTTCATCGTTTCGGACTTGAGGCAGCCGCAGCTCCTCGTCTTCCCGTACATGAGGTTGCTCTTCTCGACGCGGACCTGCTTGCCGCAGTCGCACCGGCACACCCACATGGCGTGCCAGCTGTCGTTGTACCCGTCCCGATACAGGGCGGTGAGCCTGCCGAATCTCCGGCCTGTGATGTCGACCTCGCTCATCGGAACTCCACGTTGTTGCGTCCGACCATCTCCAGTTCTGCGTACTGCGACGTCTTCCATGTTCCTTGTTCGTCAGGGTCTCCGACGATGATGTCCCACGGCGACGCCATGATGACCCTCACGGGTTTCCCGTTGCGGAGCACGGTGTCACCTATCTTCACGCCGTGCATGATGAACTCTGCTCTTGTCATTGGTTTGATTGTTTTAATGGTTCTGCGGGGCTCTTGACTTCCCGCACAAAGATTCCGTGGACGAATGCCATGAGGGCCTTCTTCATCTGCCATCGGTCGTTTGGCATTCCCTTGAAGTCCTCGACCACGGTCTTGTCGTCGTAGTCATAGACGAAGTCTGCGGTGTATGTCACCTCTCGTGTCCATGTGCGTTCCACCTGCTTGTCCTTGGTCTTGAGGTGGACGGTCTCGAAGCGTCTCATCGCCGGCACCAGCTGGTAGGTGACCTGGCGCTGTAGGTTTCGGATCTCGCCGCGCCGCTGTGCATCCTTGAGGAAGCACCAGCGCAGCCATTCTCCCTTGGAGTCGAACGTCCCTTCAGGCGTCTCTATCTTGTGGTTCCCGTACTTGTTCATCTATCTGGTCCTCGAATTTGTGGTACAGTTCCAGGTCCCTGGCGTAGTAGACCGGGAGGTCGAAGCAGGTCTGCATCTGCTTTACGTAGTGGAAGACGGTCGCGTGGTTGACCTTCATGGTGCGTGATATGTCCATGATGGCGAACCCTTCCTGTCTCATGCGGAAGGCGACGAAGCGCCGTATCATGACGGAGGCGGCCCTTCGCGTTCCGTCGACGCGGCATCCGATGACGTGTTCTGCGTCAAGTATGAGATCCTGGTAGCGGACGTAGGTGTCCCTGGGGACCTCGTCGCGGATGGAGGCGATTTTCTGCGCGAGGTCCAGACGTTCCTCCTGCGTGAACTTCGCCGCCATGCTTACGATTCGGTTTATGCGTTCGTTTTCGGTCATTTCGTTCGGTTATTAAAAAGGGCGTGTTCTCGTTCATTTGGTTAGAAGGAAAGTGTGTTCTTTGAAAGAGGTTGTCGCGCCCTTATCGTTTCGATTCTTCAATCTTGCGTTTCTTTTTCTGTTCTCTCTCCCACCGATTCTGCCATCTTGGGCCAAGTTCGGTTGCCAACTTCTCCAAGAGTTTGATGTGGCGGTGGTCGCAGTAATATCTTATTCGTCTTGCCATATTATTTCTTTCGGATTTGCACGATGACCTTATCCATTACTTTGAGTCCAAGTTTATCTATGACCTCTTGCTCTTGGTCTGTGGTGTCAATGAAATACCCGTCATCATAATCTATTGATGCAACAAAGGTTTCTCCTTGCCCAAACGCCCACTCCACCCCTGCTTTGAAGGCATCTGCAAGAGTTGCATCATACTCCGGTGTATATCCACCACCATCATATCGCTGATATGTGTGTGCGCTATCATACATTTCCGCCGCCTTGTTCAGTTCTTCTTCGTGTGTCATAGTCCATCACTCGTTTCAATGTCATCCTTTCCCCATTTACGGGACAGTTTTAGAAAAGCCTCATCACCGATGTAGAAGATTACCTCGGTGTGGTCTCTCTCGTCATATCCGTCAAAGCCAACCTCCCTATCCTTGTACGGCTCAAACTTTTTGATAAGGTCTGCGTATAGTAAATGGTAGTTTATTTTTTCTTTCTTGTCTTTTCTATCTTCTTCAAGGGTGTCGAGGAAGGAAAGGATTGAGCCATAGGCGTTCAACGCACCTTCAACCCTTTTCAATACTTCTGGATGTGCGTCCCCGTTTTTAAGCAGTTCCTTTCGCCGTTCAATCTCGGCGCGGATTGCAGTCAGTATTTCTTGTTCGGTCATAGCGAGTTGAGTTTGTCAATCATTCTTCGGAAGGCAACCATCTGCCCCCAATGCTCTCCGCAAGTGTGATTGCTTTCTTCGTATTTCTTTCGATACGCTTCGTGCATATCCTTCGCCCACTCCAAGAGTGTGTCCTTGCGGATGTATTCCTGTTCTCCGTTGTTGTCAAAAGATAGGGCATATACATAGCCAGAGCCTAAATCTTGAATACCAAGGTATATCTTGTCTGGTGCTTTCATTTCTCATCCTCCCATTTCATTTCTATTTACTTCTGCCATAGCCGCCTCCTCCGAGATGCCATTCCAAGAGGCGTATTCACGGACTCGTTCTATTTTCTTCCGAATGGATTGTGCCCTCAAAATTGCCCACTCATCTGCGTCAGGAGCGTTCATGGCATCGTAGTAGTCTTTGTACAGATTCTTGCTCATATCAGTCCTCCATTAGTTTCTTCAAGTCGTTGTAAAGTGTTGCAAGAATGTCGCAGTCAAACACTTTTCCCGGAATTAGCATATCGTGGAGTTCATTCATCTGCTCCTCGCTGGGTTTCCAAGAAGGGCGGAGGGATTTGAGCCAGTTGACAACACGCTCCGAATCCATCCCGGCAAAGTAAGTATAGCCTCCTACTTGGTTGATTATACGCATCAACATCTCACTATCCTCCTCGCTCCACTCTGCGGGCTTCTGCTCTTGTGTAAGAGTGTCTTTGTCTGCGGGCCAATTCTTCGGTTCATAAGGCTTCTGCTCTTTCTGCCAGCAAGACGGAGCCATAGTAGATGCACTTACATTCTCAGGCTCTTTCTGCTTTTCGAGCCAAGCAACTGCGTCTTGTGACATAAAATCTTGCCTGCCACCCTTGAAGTAATCAATAAGTGCTTTCCTTATCCTCTCGTCCTCGCTCTCCTTTAACTCTGGGAAATCGGCGAGAATCTCCGATTCGGTCACGCAGTCGCCGTCAATGAATGTCTTTAAATACTTGATGGCATCGCGGTATTTCTTTTCGTAGTCCATCAGTTTCCCTCCCGTGCCATTTCTTTAAGTTCAACTTCATCCATGTAGCGGTCGTAGTCCTCCTCGCGGTCGTAGTCGGTTTCATACTCCGGATCGGATGGGCTCTTTCCGAAGTTCTTGTCGTGCCATTTCATGGTCTCATTCTCCTTTCAGCTTTTGTAACAGTGAGAGATATTCGGTCACAGAGGTTGGAGATCCGGACGGGCCTCGGCGTTTCGCGCCTTGCCTCGCGCCGGACGGCGTCGACCGCCTGGCGTATGGCGCGGATCTCCCGCTCCGTGAATCGGATGTTAGAAAGGCAGGTCGGCATCGGGATCGTCTACGAGTCCTCTCTTGTTGATTGCGTCGTCCTTCTTCTCATGTTTCGGTGCAGGTGCCTGTGCAGGTTCGGCCTCCACGAACTTCTCGATGTTGATGCGGCCAGCCCAGATGGCGATGTCCGCCTTGGCTGCTCCGTCCCTGGTGGTGTAGGTCTTTACCTTGAGGTCTCCAGTGGCGGAGACGACGGCGCCCTTCTTCAGGACGGAGAGCATCCCGTCCGGGTTCTGCCCCGCGGGAATGAGGATGTCAACCCATGTGGTGGGGCCGTCCTTGCGGTCCTGCTGGGGAACGGTTGCGCGGATGTAGTTCTTGCCGTTGATGTCCTTGACGGCGGCGTCCACGGCGAGACGCCCTGTGATTGTTGCGTAGATCATATCAGTTTTGATTTAAGAATAGTTTCCCTTCGACCTGGGAGAGGAGCGCGTCCCTGACGCGGACCATCTCCCTGATGCGCGAGTCCAGCGTCCTCGCGTAGTCCTCCACCTCTTCCACGGAGGTGGCGATGTAGTAGCCCTTCGAGCTGGCCACGAGGTACGGGACGGCGTCGGACGTCCGGATCTCGTTGATGATGGCTCGGATGCGCGGGTCGGTCACCTTGAAGCCTCCGTATTCCAGCTGTGCGCGGAGCTGTGCGTTGGTCTGCGCCCTTGCGTCTCCGACGCAGCCGCGGAGCAGGCGCACGAGCTGCGGGAGCACCACCTTGTACTCGTATTCGTTGAGCGGCCCGGTGTATTCCTCGAATCCTTTCAGCATGGCAGGTCGTCATCCATTAAGGCGAGCCGGCGCTCGAAGACGAGGCGCACGACCTCCGTATTGATGTTCCACTTCGCGTTGTTCATCTCCTCGGGGTGGATGAATGTCTTCGCCCCCCTGATTCTGCGGAGCGTCGACTCCGCCCTTCTGGTGGCCTCTGCGATAAGGCCCTCGTCCAGGGGGAGGACGATTTCGCCGTTCGCTACCATCGCCTCGTAGACGGTGTTGCCGTAGCCTGCGGACAGGACGTTCCATCCTTCGCGCTGGAAGTTCTCCCAGGCTCTCCGTGGTCCGTTCTGCCTGAACTCCGCGTTGAGCCTTGCGACCTCCTCCGCGGACGGGTTCATCGCCTCGTACTCGCGGCGCCGCTGTTCCTCCCGTTCCTCCTCGCGGATGGCGGTGATCCGATCCTGCGAGGTTGCGAAGTTCTGGAGCCACATCAGGAGGTTGGACGGATAGATCCTCGTGTCCTTGGACCATTCTCCCCTGACTCCGGCCTCCATGGCGAGCTGTAGCTCGTCCACGGTGCAGGTGGGGAAGGCCTTGGCGACACGCTCCTCGAGCTCCGCGGTACACTTGTCGATGGTGTCCATGTGTGCAGCGGGGTTCTCCGCCTTCAGGGAGTAGAGGCGTACCACGATTCTCTTCACCTCTACCTTTCGGTCCAGGTACGGCATCTCTTTAAGCCGACGGCCCTTGTGGGCGCTTATGATCTCGTTCCTTATCATGACTTGATTTCGTTAGCCGCCCTTGCGGCGATTTGTTCCTTGAGTTCCCTGTCGATGCGGTCCGCCTCTGCGATGGCCATGTCGGTCTCGCTGGCAGTGGATCTGCGGGAAAGCGGGAATATTCCCTTCCATCCGTTCTTGATGGAGTTGCGGACCATCTCGATGGCGTCATCCTCAGAGACTGCGTTGAGGTCCGTCATATACTCGTCCAGGGCGGATGCGCTCTTTGCGCTCCATCCCGGCTCCCGGAGGAGCCTGTCCCAGACTTCCAAAAACCTACCCCCGTGAACAGTACGCACGCGCGTATGCGCGTATTCTTTCTGGTGAGGATATTTATATCCGTTATCTATATTCTTTATATTATTATGCGGTACGTTTGAAGCACCACCCCGGTGCGTTTCATGCACCACCCCCGGTGCGTTTGAAGCACCACCCCGGTACTCCTGAAGCACCACCCCCAGTGCTTTCAAAGCATCACCCCCCGAGACCCTGTAATCGCAGTAATGGACGCCGTTCTCCCAGCGGTCGCGCTTCTCGATGAGACCCTTCTCAACCAGGGAGGCGAAGGCCTTCAGGACAGGGCGTTTGTCCGCCACACACATCCACTTTGCGACCGTTGAGGCAGAGCCGCGGAACCAGCCCTCACCATCCCGGCTGAACGACCAGACGAGCGCGAACGCCACGAGCTCCGTGTATGAGAGCCCGAGCTGGAGCATCCAGTCGCGGATGGTGAGGAACCTGATGTCCATTACTTGTCCTCCTTCGTGTTCCTCGGCTTGGTGAAGCGGACGGCGTCAGCGGTGGTGGTGACGATGTACTCGTCTGCACCGGCCTCCTTTGCGGCTGTGGCAGTTGCCTTCAGGGAGACATCCACCCAGTCAGGAAGGCCAGCCTCGTGTGCGGCGACGGTTACCATGTCAAGCCAAATGTCGTCCAAGGCGACCGCGTCCAGCGTTGATTTCTCGCTCACATACTTGGAGAAGCTGTAGTAGTTCCCCTTCGCCTTGTCCATGCCGGTCGCAATCATGACCTCGCAGATCTTCCCCTTGACGAAGTCCACGGTGTTCTGGGCGGACTTGACCTTCCGGTCCGCCGCGGCCTTCTCCGCCTTCCACATCTTGACCTCGTCCTCCTTCATCTTCAGCCAGCGCCCGAGGGCGTCGATGCCGTCGTTCTGGAGCAGGTGCGCGACCGCCTCCTTCTCCTCCTCCAGGGCCTCCGCCTCCGGAGTCACCTCGCCCTCGCTCTCGATGTACTTGTCCTCGAGCTCTGCGGACAGGCGGTGGAGGGTTCCCAGCGAGTCCTGAATGTCCTTGTAGTTCATTGTTTGTCCTGTATTTCGGTTACAATCGCATAAAACTTGGAAAGTGAGTCACCCTCCCAGACATACCCGTCGCGGGCCCGTAGGACGCGCTGTGCGTCGTTTGCTGCCCAGTTCGCCACCTTGGTAATCATCGCCATGTCGTCCGCCTTGACGACGGTCTTTGTCTTGGTGTGAAGCGCCTTTTGAACGGCGTGGTCGGAGCCAACGATTTTCTCAACCTTGGAGGCCGGCTTTTCCTCCGGCTCCCCCTCCGGGAGATCCTCTCCGGCGTAGATGTAGAGGCCGAGTCCGTGGCGGGCGCAGGCCTTCGTCAGGGAGCGCTGGATGGACTTGTTGACGTCGATCGAGGTCACCTTCTCGAACGGGATGGAGTTGTTCTTGTAGTCCATGATCGGCAGGTACTCGATGTGCTCGATCATTTCGCCGAGGGCTGGGTGCGTGTCCAGGCCGGCAATGGTGACGCCGGTCTTCACCCAGCAGGTCCGTCCGTCCGTGAAGTAGGGGCGGCCGTTCTCGTCCTCGTAGATCTTGTAGTAGGAAAGCGGGTAGCGCTTCTTCACTTCCGTCCAGGCCCACGCCCAGGAGAGGTAGGTGAGGCCGTTCTTCTTCTCGGTGTGCTCGTTGCAGTTGACTGCGTTGAGCGTCTCGAAAACTGATTTAGTTACTTGTTCCATTATATTGACTGGTTAGAAGTTCCGATAAAAACCGGGAGGAGAGTCGCACCCGTCCCGGGAGTACGATAGTGTGTTGTGTGAATAGCCATCCGGATTCTGCGTCGAGATGGTTGGAGGCCGGCGGCAGGGTCGAACTGCCCACCGCGAAGGGGAAAATGTTCGTAAAACACGCAAAACGGTTTAATGGTTATGCAATCGCGGTGTACCATACCGGCCTATAGTTTCCACTTCCAGACGGCCACGATGTCGGAGCCACGGTAGCGGCCGTTGTTAGTGTAGGGGATGAGCTTGCCCTCCCTCTTCCACCGGGTTATGGTATGGCGGTCTACGCCCAGGCGCCTGGCCGCCTCCCTCCCCGTGTAGAGTCCCTGCGGGCTGACTGGTGGTCTCTCGGCTGTCATTTCTCCTTGCAGGTTATCTGGATCTCGCCGCCCATCTCCTTGGGGGACTTGACGGAGAAGGACCTATGGGTTGACATGCGGGAGAGCTTCCAACAGGCAGTATGTACGTAGGAGAGATCCACGTCTCCCTCCTTGACCGTCCAGACCTCTCCGGGCACCATCGTGTCGATGGTGCGGAGTACGCTGATCCTTCCGGAGTCCTTCCCAGTGGTGTGGATGATTTCTTTCATTTCTCTATTTTGATTTGGTGATTTTACAGTAGTCGTCAGGCCCCTTGACACACTTTCCCTGGACATAGAACCAGCACCGGAGACAAAGGTTCCTGGTCTTCACGACGCTCATTTCGCCTCCTCCGTCTTCTTGGAGAGCCAGCCGGAGATCCCGGCCACGGCGAGGCAGAATACTGTCCAGATGGTGATTCCACCGTCGAGGCCTTCGACACATCCGGCAAAGACAGCGGCGACGCAGATGACGCCGAGGATGTCGCTGATCTTGCTGTTCTTTTTCATGGTCATGAGTTTATAGTAAATATAGTTTCGTGGTTATCTGGAAAGTTAGGGGCCCGGAGGCCCCCGGTTGTTTCTTTATAGTTCAATGTATTTGGCAAGTCTTATGGCTTCACGTTTCGCCGAATACAAGAACCGAAAGGGTTCGTAGTCACGCTTGGAGTCTTCGATTATGCAGCGGTCTTCATAATTCCTATCATCAAGCTCAAATGCGGAAACAACCTTCTTAAAGTAGGATTTCATGGCCTTTCTGGCCTTCTCCATGGCGTCGTACTTTTCGCACATCTCCGATCCTTTCACGATGTTGTAGTCGCTTCTTGAATACTCGTGAGATGCTTCGTTGTAATCATTCTCTGCGAGGATGTACTTCTCGATCTTGTCCTCGGTCTTTGCGATAAGGGAGAAAATCTCGCTCATCTCGGAAAAGTTGGTGGTGAATTTCATAACACTATCGTTTTTTAATTTTTCTTTTGTACCTTTGCAACCTCGCTCTCTCACTCTCTGGGTACAAAGATACACATTTATTTTGTATCTACAAGAAAAAAGTGAAGAAATTTACACAAGTGTGTTGTGATGGAAGAAAAGCATGTGAAAATTGCCAGGGAAATCAAGGATTACCTGGTTGATAAAGGGATCACCATGACGGAGGTCGCATCCCGTCTCGGGTGCAGCCAGCAGGCCGTGAGCAATCAACTCTCCGGCAGGAAGATAGGCGAAAATGTAGCCCGGAAGTGGGCCGATGAATTTGGATTCAATCTGGTGTACTTGATGACCGGAGAGGGGACGCTTGTAGGATCAGGCGAAACCATGGTAACCTATGGCGTAAACGAACCGCACTCCGTTCCACTTCTCCCGATCTTCGCCCAGGCCGGAAGCCTTACCGGATGGTCGGAGGGCATCGAGGAGGTGAAGTGCGAGAGGGTGATCTCCCCGGTTAACGACGTGGACATGGCCGTCCACATCTACGGAGAGAGCATGTACCCCGACATCCCGAACGGGTCGGTGTGCTATGTGAAGAGGGTGAAGTCCGTCATCGAATGGGGCCGCGCCTTCATCCTTGACACGGTGGACGGACCGCTGCTGAAATACCTGACGCCAGGCTCCGACGAGGAGCACGTGAAATGCGTCTCCGCGAATCACGATCCGAAGTACGCGCCCTTCGAGGTGTCGAAGGATGACATCCTCGGGATCTACCGCGTCGTCATGTGCATGTCGATGAAATAATAGTATATGAAACGGATTGCTTTTATCACCATTTTATTGGCGTTTTACGCAATAGCGTGGGCGCAGGATGAAAGCCGCTTCTCTACGGACGGGGCAACAGTCACGTGGCAGAATGTCTACCAGACGCCGCTGGACTCCGCGAGCGTGGTGGAGGCCCTTCTCGGAACCGGACGATTCGACAATGTCATCGTCACGAAGGAAGGGTTCACCTGTCGGATTATTCCCCATGAGGTGGATTACCGCGGTGCGGGAATGAAGCGCGGGTTGACCGCCATGTACTTACTTGGAGGAGAAATGGATGCACGCGCCATCGTTCAGATACGCGAGGGTAGGTATAGGGTGACGGTCGACGGCATCACCTTTACCTCAAAAGTGGAGAGCCCGCTGTCAAAGATAGGGGAACGGGAGAAGCTGGAGATATATGCGTTGAACGGTAGCGGAGAGTTCCGCAAGAACTTTTGGAACAAGGGTTCCGCGCCCGTCCTTGACTACGACATCCTGATGTTGTTCCTTATCGATGAGAAGGACGACGAACAGGACTGGTAATTTTGCAAATCCGCTGCAAAGAAAAATCGCCCTCGTAAAACATTGATTTACAATTACTCACAAAGGCCTTATTTGCTTGACAGGCAAGAGGTCGGCAGTTCAAATCTGCCAGTCCTCACAAAACGACAGTGTGTTGAGAATCAAGTATTTACAAGATTCCCGACACGTTGCGTTTTTGCGTATATGCGAGAAAAGGTGTCGCTAAAGGTGGGTAAATGTGGGTATATTTGGGTACATACGGGTGCATTTCTCTGCAAATCTTACGCAACAAATTAACACATAAAAACACCATGGCCACGTCATTTTGCCTATTGGACAAGCGCCGCCAGCTACAGGACGGCACCTACCCCATCAAGATATACGCGGGGTACGGCACCAACATCTACCTCTCCACCGGCATCGCCGTCAAGCTCTGGGAATGGGACCCTGACAGGGGCCTCGTCGTGGACCGGAAGGACGCGAAGCGGCTCAACTCCTCCCTCGAGATACGCCTGCTCAGGACGCAGGCACGGATGCTCCAGCTACGCGAGGACGGACGCCTCTCGTCCTCCACCACATCCTACCTGCGGAAGCTCCTGGAGGCGCCCGATATGGGCGAGGTGCCGGCCGAGGAGAGGCGCACCGACTTCTACGAGATAGCCGAGCGCTGCATCGCCACGAAGGACAAGCCCGGCACCGTCCAGATCTACCGCTACACGGTCGACAAGGTACGCGCATACGCGGGTGCGGGCGCGTTGATAGAAGACATGGGACTTTCCTGGCTGCACGGGTTCGACAGGTCCATCGGCGGGAAGGTGAACGCCAGGGCGGTCCACCTGCGGAACCTCCGCGCCATCTGCAACTTCGCCCTGGATGAGGAGCTCACGACCTTCTATCCATTCCGGAAGTACAAGATCCGGACGGAGGAGACCAGGCACAAGGCCTTGACTATCGACCAGCTCAGAGCCTACGCGGATGCAGACATCACCTACCGGAACGATGCCATGCACCGAGACGTATTCATGCTCATGTTCTACCTCCGCGGAATCGACGCCTGCGACCTCGGTGCCATCACCTGGGACGACGTCAGGGACGGCCGCATCGAATACCGCAGGCAGAAGACCGGCCAGCTCCTGGACGTGAAGCTGGAGCCGGAGGCGCTGGAGATTATCGAACGGTGGAAAGGGGAGCGGCACCTGCTCGCCGTGTTCGACCGCTACAGGAATCCGCACGACTACGACCGCCGGCTATGGGAGGCCATGAAGCGTATCAAGGGGAAGGACGGGAATCCCATCGAGCCGGACTGCTCCAGCAAGTGGGCCCGCCACACCTGGGCGACCATGTGCGCCGAGCTGGACGTTCCGGAGGCCACGATCTCCATGGGGATGGGCCACGCCACCGGCCACCGCACCACCTCGATCTATATCAAGCGGAACCAGCAGAAGGTGGACGAGGCGAACCGGAAGGTAATCGACTACATCTGGGGCATCACCCGTTGATGTAGTGCCAGATCTTTGAGTCGGGATGCTTCGCGTCCTCGTCCTTCAGCCAGTTGACGGCCATGTCCACCAGCTTCGCGTTCCGGTCCCCGTCTTCCATTCCGGGGAACCAACGCTCCAGCATCATCCAGTTGTCGGACGCCACCATGTTTATGGTGACGGCGAAGTCCCAGAAGTTGTACGGGCGGATCTCCGACTTGATGGAGTTGTAGACGTCCTCCATCGTGGACACGGACCAGTACGGGGCGCGGTGCTTCGTGCCTGACTTGTCGGTGTAGTACATCTTTCCGATGTCCTCCATGGCGAAGTCTTCGTCGTAGTGCCCCCCGGACATCTCCTCGTAGATCTCGCGGACCAGTTTCTTGCGGGCCTCCTCCGGCATGGATTCCTCCACGGCCTCGGAGACGTCCGCCACGACCTTCCACATCATGCCCTCGCCCTTCCCGGTGCCGTACTTTCTTGTAATGTCGTAGAGTGTCATAGCTTGCGGGAATAAAAGGGGCCGGGTGGACCGGCCCCTGCGGACGGATTAGGCGGTGGTAGCCGCGGGCTTCAGTGCGGCGATGAGGGTGGAGGTCTGGTTCAGGCGTCCGATCTCGTCGCGCAGCTGCTGGATGGTCGTCTGCTGCTCGAGGCTCCAGTGGTTGTTCAGCGTGTCGATGATGCGCTGGGTGTTCGCCGTGGAGTTCTCCTTCACGTCGCAGGCGTTCCGCTCCAGGAGGAAGCCGAGGTTGGTGAACCCGTTGGTGACGGTGTTCTGCAAGCCCTGGCTCTGCTGGAGGATGGTGTTCGTCTGCTGACAGTTGGCGAGCTGGTTCTGGTAACCGCTCTCGAGGATGGCGGACTTGCACTCGCAACAGCCCTGCTGGAAGGCGGAGCCGAGTCCGTTTACCGCACCGAGGATGGAGGCGCTTGCCGTACCGTTGGCCGCGGCCATGTTGTTAAGCGCGTCCATCGTGGCCGCGTTGGAAGCGTTGGCGTTGATCTGGTCCTGGAGCGAGGACAACTGCTGGGAGACGTTTGCGTTACCGCCGCCTCCGAAAAGGCCGCCGCCGTTCCCGTTGAGGGCCGCTCCGACGATGCCGCCGATGAGAAGGGACGCGATGTCTCCTGCGTTGCCGAACCAGCCGTTTCCGCCACGGCCGTCCGCGTAGATCTTGTTGGTGATGGGATTTTCTTCCATAGCTGAATGTGATTAGGGGTTAATGTCTACGGCAAAGATCGCAACCACCATGGCCGTATGGAAGTCTATGACATCATTTCGCTAACCCTCTGGAATAGAGGGGTGTTCTCGCCATTTTGACGGGACGACCTTGCGGAACGCGCCGAAGTCATAATACACCCGCCGCTCTGGCGGCGGCAGGAGGTTCCGGTGGACTACGTGCCGGATGTTGTCCTCGCTCTGGTTGTAGAACCCTGCGAGCTCCTTGACGGTCGCCTTGATCCGGCACTCCCTTTCCATCACGGCAAGGATGGCCCGCATGTCATCGAAGGTCATGGCTCCGCACAGGACCTTGTAGCGGATGAAGCCGAGGAAGTCGGACAGGGCCGCCCTCGTTGCAATTTCGTCTCTCTTCATGGCAAAGATTGTGTTTTGTTTGTACTCAAAAAATCCTTACCTTTGCAGTACCCCTACGACATAATCAAGCAGCACACGCAAAGGACGTTTAGCCCTCGGAGCGTGTGCTGCACGTTGTCTTGTCGTAGGGGTATGACTGACAAAATCCGGGGGCTTTTTCCCCTCCCCGGAGGGGGCGACAAGGGAGGACTGCGATCCTCCCTCTTTCGTTAGAACAGGAACTTGCGGAATATCCACAGCAGGGCTACGATGAGGGTCAGCAGGAGCCACGGAAACAGGCCTATCTTGGCCTTCTGCGACCACGACAAGGGTTTCTCTACCTTGACCTCGAAAGCGGTCGTGTCGTGGACTTCTCGCACGGAAATCGAATCCCTCCAGCGGTCGCGGAAGACGTAGCGGTCCTTGTACTTCTCGATGTACACCGTGTCCCCCTTCATCCACTCCCTGATCCAGATGCTGTCCCTCCGGAACGTGGTGTCCCGGTGGTGGACCATGGTCGTGTCATGCTGCACCACGATCCGTTCCACTATCTTGGGAGAGCAGGCGCAGAGGGTTGCGGCGAGAAGGACAAGCACCGTCCTCTGCGCCAGTTGTCTCCGTTTCATCAGCATATCTCTATGGTTATTTCTTCGCCCTTGTCGGCCGCGGCTTTCATGAGCTTATACACCTCCTGGAAGCAGGCCCGGCTGTCGGTGAGCTTCCCCACCTTCGTGTTCCTGCCGACAAGGATGCAGCCCCGTGTGTCCAGGGCGCCGTTGCTCCCGCCGGGATGGATCAAAATTCCGTCGAAGCAGGGTACGTTCATCAGCCGCGGCATCTTGCCCTGGCAGAAGTTCCAATACCAGGCGACCCCGGCGTACTTGGGTGAGGTGACGTTCATCACAACGGCATAGGTCCCCTTGGGGATCGCCGTCTCGCCGGCCACCTTCCGCGCCTTGATGTAGTCCGGGTGGTCGGTCTGCTTCAGGCCACGGTCAGCATCTTCCAATGTGTTACAGTACAGGATGCCGTCGATGTAGAAGCGCCCGATCGTGTACGTGGCCTTGGGCCACTTCCGTTCAACCTTGATCTTCATGGCTCCTTCGCAAATGTCCCGTCCGGGTTTCTGGGTTGGCTCTTGGCGTTCTCGCCGCGGCGTGAAGGTTTCTCCGTGATAAGGTCCGGGCGCAGCTCAAGGATGACCATCCGGTACTGCTTGTTCTGCGTCTTGAGCTCATCGTTCTCGGCGATCACCCGTGCGTTCTCCTGGCGCACCTGGGCGACTTCCCAGCGCA